TTGCGACTGTGTGGAGATGGCAAGTTTTCCCTGGCCCGAAGGCGACGACCGGCCCCGTCGCGCGATAGAGACGGCGCGGGCATGGATTCGCGGCGAGGCGAGCATTGACGAGGTGCGTGCCGCCGCCAATGCCGCCAATGCCGCCAATGCCGCCGCCAATGCCGCCGCCTATGCCGCCGGCCGTGCCGCCAATGCCGCCTATCGGCAATCGCTTTCGGAATCCGCGAACATCGTGCGGAAACATATCTCATGGGAGATGATCGAGGAAAAGATCGGCGTCGAGCATGCGAAGGAGGTGCGTGATGCGAACGCTTGTGAACCCAGAACCGTTGGCATGGATAGTCTGGTATCCCGCAGGTCATGAATATGACTGCAAAGTGTTTTACGAATTGATAGAGGCACAGGACGAAATAGCGGCAAACTTAGGTTTCGACAACGATGAGTTTTGGGTGAACTCAAAGCCGATGGCCTTGTACGGTCAGGACGCTTTCGATGAGCTCAAGGCCGAGAACGAGCAGTTGAAAGCCGAACTCATAACCCGTACGGCACTGCTGTTTTATCAGCATGCTTATAATATTGGTTATGGTTGGTTTGGAACGAAGGGTTCATATTCAGCTAGATTGTGGGGGGATTGGCTAACAGCCAAAGCTGGCTGGGAAAAGAAAGCTGTTGATGATGATTTATGGTATCGTCCTGTAGAACTGAAAGGCAGTGCATGATGGAGAATGCGGAGTTCGATGGTTCCTTCCGGGCGTTTGGGGCCGAAGATGGCGGGAGCACTCGCATGACCCGACAACAACGCAAGGCGATGCTTCTGACCCTCCTGTTGGCCCTGTGATCGACGATCGCCCCCAATCCCGTCCAACCGCCCGCCCCTCCGGAGATCGTCGATCCTGCGCAATCTATGGCCGTTTTTCGATTCCGCAAGCCCCTAAAAAAACTTTCCGCCGTAAGTGTTGACCCCGTAAGGACTTATAAAAATCTTTCGAAAAACCGTAAAAATCGGGGTTCAGGACTTGACTCTTGATACCCGATAGTGTATATTATAAATAGATCGAGCCTAACACCCGGCCGAGCCGGGAGGAGAAAACGATGAAAACCGCAAGAATCCACGTAGAGATCGTCAAAGAAACCAAAAAAGCAAAACTGATCCGCGGAGCAGACGGCCGCCAGGGTTGGATTCAGGCCCGTTGGCTGGCCGATAACGGCACGGTCAGCGCCCAGACCTATGAGCGGGCCTGCTCCCACCAGGAGCAGCGAACCGCCGAGGTCGAGGCCGCCCGCGCCTGGGACGAGGCTTACCATGCCCTGACCGTGGTCCGCGAGACGGAGAAGGCCGTAGCGATCGCCGTGGAGATCGACCTTGTGAATATGGAGCGAACCGTGAGCCGACTGGCCTGGTTCCCCAAGAGCGTGCTCCGCGATGGGGCCGCGCCGGGCTGGATGATCCGCAACAAGATCAACGATCTGATGGGCGAGTCCCCGCTGGGCGAGTTCCCCTGCGGAGCCGCGCCCATGCTCCGGGCCGTGGGTTGCCCGGATTATGCTTTCTAACCCCCGGCCGAGCCGGGAGAAGGAGTCTACGATGTCGAACAATCGAGCGATCAAACGTGAACACGGCCAGCAACTGACGGTCGCCAACCTGGGCCACCTGCTGCATCTATCTCGCGCCACCTCGCGGCGACGCTGTAAGTGCTACATCCGCGACCACGGCGGCCAGGGCAACGCCGCCGAGGTCGATGCCGCCCTGGGTATGATCGCCGAGCACCCCGAGCGGGCCGAGATCGAGCGGGTCGCCGACGATTGGGCGGCCAAGGCCAAGGCCACCGCCGACGCGGCCGAAGCCGCCGCCCGGGCCGAACGGGCTCGGGAGGAGGCCGGACTCTGGGCCGCCGTGGCCCGCCGTGACGGCGAACTGGTCGCCAAGCTGATCGGCGACATCTGCGACTCGGCCTGCCTCGACGACCCCCGCGAGGTCGCGATAATGAATTACGGGCGCCCGACCGCCGAGCAGGCGGGGGCCTTGATCGAGTGGGAGGGCATTGGCGACGACGAGACTCTGTTGCGCGATGCAGTGCGGGCCGCGTGGGAGCGGGCGTGGGAACAGTCCGCCTGGGCGAACCTGGAGGCCGCAATAATCGAAGACGGGCCGTACACCGTCGGCGAGTTCGGCCGCGACTCACTGACCTGCACCGGCCTGGTCTGCTTCGCCGACCGCGAGACGGCCGAGGCCTACCTGGCCATGGCCGGTTATGACCCGACCTGCGCGTTCACGGCTCGCGTCGGTCGGGTGGATGCGGAGTGACATGATCCTGGAATCGATCCGGAACGAAATGGAGTTATTGCTATGACCAAAATCGTGAACCATGTTTCCGTGTTGGTAAAACTAAACGCCTGCGGCAATGCCATCGGCTACGCCAGGAGCAAGCCAGACGCCGAGTCCGCATGGCGCGATTGCGAGCGTGGCGATTGGCTGTTGTGGATCGCGGCGAGTCTCGGAGTGGACCGCAATGCTGTAGTGCTTGCGGTTTGCGACTGTGTGGAGATGGCAAGTTTTCCCTGGCCCG